GGTATAACACTAGACGGTTCTGCAATGAAACAAGAAGCACAAGACGAGATAACAAGATTAGAAGAAGAATCCCGACTGAATTTTGAAATGCCAGTCATGGATATGATGGGTTAATATTATGCCTACAAATGTATTTTTTAACCATGCAGTCTCTACTGAACAACACCTTTACGAAGATTTAGTTGTTGAATCATTAAGATTTTATGGTCATGATGTTTTTTATCTACCGAGAGAAGTAGTAGAAGAAGACACAATTTTAACGGAAGATGTTCAATCACGTTTCGGTGATGCATATTCTGTAGAAATGTATTTGGAAAATCCAGCTGGTGGATTTGAAGGTGAGGGTGACCTCATGTCTAAGTTCGGTGTTCAAATTGCTGAAGAAGCAACCTTTGTTATATCTTTAAGAACATGGGAGAGATTCATATCACTAGATTCTAACCTTGCAACTTCACTTAGACCAAACGAAGGGGACTTAATTTATTTCCCACTTTCAGGTTCTATGTTTGAAATAAGATTCGTAGAAGACCAAAACCCTTTCTTCCAGTTAGGAAAACTATTTGTATTCAAAATGCGTTGTTCATTGTTCGAATACAGTGGAGAGGATTTCGATACTGGAACAGATGCAGACTTGGTCGAACAAGACCGTGCATATACAATTACTATGTCTATGTCAGAAGGTGAAGGTGATTCAGGAAGTTATGTTGCAAATGAAAGTGTCACATTGGATAGTGTTGTAGTAGGTGAGGTTGTAAACTTCAGAGGTTCTAACAGAGAACTTATTATTAAAGACAATATTACTACACTTGCACAAGGAGACAGACTTATTGGTGCAACTTCGGGTGCAACAAGAACGATTGCAAGTATTGTTGACGTAATGACTATGGAAGGAAGTGTTGCACAAAATAAAGACTTCGAAGATAAGGATAATAATTATCTAGACTTTAGTGAAACGAATCCGTTTGGAGAACCTTAATGTTTGGAACATATTTTTACAATGAGACTATCAAAAGGTCTGTATCGATATTTGGAACACTATTCAATAATATCTATACTAAAAAAATCAAAGAAGACGGAACAGTTTTAACAAGAAATCTAGTTCCTATTTCATACGGCCCTAAACAAAAGTTCCTTGCAAGACTTACAGAAGATGCAAAAGAGAGGGATTTAAACGTCACTTCAATCAACTTACCAAGAATGGCATTTGAATTGACGGGATTTGAATATGACCCTACAAGACAACAGAACAAATTAATACGTCATTCTAAATCAAGTTTAGAAACAGACGGAACCAATCGTTCATATCAATATAATCCAGCACCATATAATCTAAACTTTACACTAAGTGTTCTTGCAAAGAACATGTCTGATGCATTACAGATTGTAGAACAGATATTACCATATTTCCAACCCGAATATACAGTCACTATGAAAATGATTGACGATATGTCTGATACTAGAGACGTTCCAATCACATTAAACAGTGTTGCACTAGAAGATACTTATGAAGGTTCTTTTGAAGAAAGACGAGTTATAGAGTATACACTAGATTTTTCTATGAAAATTTACTTCTTCGGCCCTGTTTACACTGGAAGTGTTATTAAAAATGTTGTTGAAAGAGAATATATCAATACAGATATTTCGGGACAGTTCACAACTTCACAAATTAATGAAAGTGGATTGGTCAAAGAGGTTAAACACTATGAACCTGCGTTTGGAGAGAAATCAAATGCAGTGTCCAATTCAACAGAAGTGACCTTCCCAACTACAATAAATAATAGTATAAGTGTAGGAGACGAAGTGTTTGGAACAAACTTATCAACAAATCCAACAGTTTCGTCAATTGCAAGTGATAAATTATCATTAAATCTAAGTTCAAATGTGACACTTAGTGATAAAACAACACTTAAATTTGTTGGTTCTGTTCAACCTAACGACACTTTCGTAGTTGCAGAAACAGTGACATTTTATGATGACGGTTCTAAAGAAAGTTTTAGTGAAACCGATGACAGTTAATTATGACAAAAGAAACAGTAGATGAAAAGTTAGATTCTTTATTAGATATCAATTCTGATATTAAAAAAGAAACCAAGGTAGTCAAAGTTCCGTCAAGGATAGAGAATATCGATACGGACTACAAATATGCAAGAGAGAACCTCTATAACCTCGTAGAACGTGGTCAAGATGCAATTGAAGGTATATTAGAACTATCCAAAGAAACCGAACACCCACGTGCATATGAGGTCGCAGGACAGTTAATAAAGACTGTAGCCGATACTGCAGAGAAACTCATTGACGTTCAAAAGAAATTAAAAGATTTAGAAAAGGAAGACGAACAAAGAATAGGTAAAGTCGAAAATCACCTATACGTTGGTTCTACTTCAGAACTACAAAAGTTTTTGAAGAAAGAAAAGAATAATGACTGATTCAAAAAATGAAGGTTATCTAGGTAATAATCTAATCAAAAGGGCTGGTGTAGAGACCAAATACACCGATAAAGAAATGGCAGAATACTTGAAGTGTTCTGAAAACCCTACACACTTCATTGAAAATTATACACAAATTATATCACTAGACGAAGGTATGGTTCCTTTCACACTTCGTGGATATCAAGAAAACCTAATCAATCACTATGACGAGAATAGATTTAGTGTCGTTCTTGCAAGTAGACAGAGTGGTAAATCAATTACTTCTTGTGCATATCTATTGTGGTTTCTATTATTTAAACCCGAAGTCACTGTAGCAGTTCTTGCTAACAAAGGTGCAATTGCAAGGGAAATGATTGCACGTGTCGTGACCATGTTAGAGTCTGTTCCATTCTTCTTACAGCCTGGGGTTAAGATTCTTAACAAAGGGTCAATAGAATTTGCAAATGATAGTAAAGTCGTTGCAGCTGCAACTTCTTCAAGTTCAATTCGTGGTATGTCAATCAACTTATTGTATCTTGACGAGTTTGCATTCGTAGACGATGCAGAGACATTCTATACTGCAACATATCCCGTTGTGACCTCGGGTAAAGATTCAAAGGTTATTATTACTTCTACTGCAAACGGTGTAGGTAATATGTTCCATAAGATATATGAAAGTGCAGTTCATGACCAGTCAGAATACAAATCATTTCTTATTAATTGGTTTGACGTGCCTGGCAGAGACGAAGAGTGGAAGAAAGAAACAATTGCAAACACTTCAGAAGCACAATTTGAACAAGAGTATGGAAACTCATTCTTAGGAACTGGTAATACACTTATCAATAGTAATACACTATTGGGTATGAGAGCATTAGACCCCGACTGGAATAAAGACAACCTTTTTCTATATGAAAAACCAATTGAAGGTCATAGATATGTCTGCACGGTTGACGTATCCAAAGGTAGAGGTATGGACTACTCATCATTTACAATTATAGACGTGACTACAAGTCCATTCAAACAAGTATGCACATATAGGGACAATATGGTGTCACCTCTTCTCTTTCCCGATATTATAAATAAGTATGTAAGACATTACAATGAACCAGTTGTTATCATTGAAAATAATGCAGAAGGTGGAACAGTTGCAAATCAATTGCACTATGACATAGAATATCCGAATGTTTTTGTCCAAGGACAATTAAAAGCGGAAGATATAGGAGTCACTATGTCCCGTAAGATTAAACGTATCGGTTGTTCTACACTGAAAGAATTATTGGAAGAGAATAGACTTATTCTGAATGACAGACACACTATTACAGAATTAATGACTTTTGTGCATAAAGGTAATAGTTGGGAAGCAGATAGAGGATATAATGACGATATGGTCATGAATTTGGTATTGTTTAGTTGGTTTGTGACAACTGAATACTTTGTTCACTTAACAGATACAGCTGTTAAGGATTTATTGTATTCAGAACAACAGAAACTAATTGAGGACGATTTACTACCGCCTGGGATTTTTGATGGAGGAAATCAACAAGAAACCTTTGTAGATAGTGAAGGAGACCGATGGTATCATAAATCAATGGACGTTCCATTGAAATTATAGTTTGTTGAGTTTTATAAAGTTATAAATAAAACAGTAAACAACTTTTAACATTAACAGGAGTAAAAGTATGGCATTTCAAGTATCACCAGGCGTTCAGGTAAAAGAGGTAGACCTGACAAATGTTGTTCCAGCCGTTTCATCAACTACAGGTGCATTTGCTGGACATTTCCAATGGGGCCCTGTTGATGAAGTTATAACAGTTTCAGATGCAAAGGGTCTAGTCGATAATTTTTATCAACCAGCTAATACTGATGCTGGAGCAGAAGACTTCTATTCAGCAGAAGCATTCCTTAAATATGGTTCTTCACTAAGAGTAGTGAGAATCAATTCTACATCTCTAAACAATGCAAACGCATCAAGTGGAACTGCATTACTAAAAAATAATGATGAGTATGTATCTACTTACCAAGACGGTTCACAAAACGGAACAGTAGGTAATTGGATTTCAAAATATGCTGGTTCATTAGGTAATTCATTAAAAGTTTCAGTATGTGCGTCATCAGATGCATATTTCAACGATACAGTGACTACAACATCTGCACAAGAATCAGCAGGACAGACAACTATTTCAGTGACTTCGTCTGCAGTATTCTTTGTAAGAGACATTGTTAAGTTCGCAGGTCACAATACAGAGTATAGAGTGACTTCAATACCCGATTCAACTTCAATTGTTGTTGAAGCAATCGGACAACCCGCTGGAACAGGTCTAACTGCGTTAGTCGCTTCAGGTGCAAATATAGATAGATATTGGGAGTTTTATAACTCTTTCGATAAAGCACCTGCTAAGTCAGGAACAGCAACATCTGCTGGAGGTTCAGACGATGAACTTCACGTAGTAGTTGTAGACGAAGACGGACTTTTCTCAGGGGTTCAAAATACAGTTTTAGAAACTTACGGTTTCTTATCACTTGCGTCAGACAGTAAAGACAGTCAAGGACAATCAAACTATTACAAAAATGTAATTGCAAGAGAATCAGACTACGTTTACTGGTCAGGTCATTCAACAGACCTACTTGCAAGTGCAAACGAAACAAGAACACATTTACAATCTGCAACATCAGCTTTCGGAAGACCTTCTGCAGTAATCAACGTATCACTAGGTGGTGGTGTTGACGGAAGAGTTCCAACTGCTGGTCAGAAACATGGTGCTTATACAGACCATTTCGGTGATGCAGAGACAATTGACGTATCATTCTTAATCGTAGGTTCAACAAGAACAGATGACGGTAGTGGTAATGAACAAGATATTCTTGCAGACCACAACACAATCGTAAATAACGTTATTCAAATTGCAGAAAACAGAAAAGACTGCATGGTTATTTGCTCACCAAGACGTGCAAGTGTCGTAGGTGTTTCAAGTGAATCAACACAATCAACAAATGTTATTGCAGATTACGCTGCAGTCACTTCTTCCTCATATGCAGTGTTAGATAGTGGTTGGGTGTATTCATACGACAGATACAACGACAAATACTGTTATGTTCCCGCTAACGGACATACTGCTGGTATAATGGCAAGGTCAGACTTGTTAAGAGACCCATGGTTCTCACCTGCTGGTTTCTCAAGAGGTCAATACTTAGGTATTACTAAACTTGCTTTTAATCCTTCACAATCATCAAGAGATGACTTATATCGTGCAAGAATTAACCCAGTATGCACATTCGCAGGTCAAGGAACAGTATTATTCGGAGATAAAACAGCACTAACTTCACCTTCTGCATTTGACAGAATTAACGTTAGAAGGTTGTTTATCGTTCTTGAAAAAGCAATCGCAGTTGCAGCGAAATCACAACTCTTTGAATTCAATGATGCATTCACAAGAGCTCAATTCCGTGCTGCTGTAGAACCTTTCTTAAGAGACGTTAAGAATAGACGAGGTCTAGTAGACTTCTCAGTATTATGTGATGAAACTAACAACACTGATACAGTTATAGATAGAAACGAATTTGTATGTTCTATCTTTGTGAAACCTGCTAGAAGTATTAACTTTATAACTCTCAACTTTGTTGCTGCCAGAAGTGGTGTTGACTTTGAAGAGATTTACAGTGCAGTTTAAGGAGAACTAAATGGCGAGTATAGACCAATTTAAAGCACAACTTATAGGTGGAGGCCCACGTGCCAACCGATTCAAAGTTTTTATACCAAGAGCTGGAAATAAAATTGAATTCTTGTGTAAAGCTGCTAATATCCCAGCAGGGACTTTAGGAGAAGTTATCGTTCCTTTCAGAGGACATAACCTTAAACTTGCGGGTGAAAGAACATTCGAAGATTGGCAGATTACAGTAATCAACGATGTTGAGTTTTCAGTAAGAAGTGGTCTAGAAGCATGGCAAGAAGAGATTCAAGCTATGGATAGTGGAGAAGGTTCAACTTCTACAGACTATCTTATTTCTAGAGCTTTCGTAGAACAACTTAACAAAGATGACTCCGTCCTTGCGAGATACGAGTTTTTCAACATGTTCCCTAAAAATATAGGTGCAATCGAACTATCTTACGATACAGTTGATGCACTAGAGGAATTTACAGTTGACTTTACTTTCTCTCACTGGGAAAGAGTTCAGTAATTAAAAGTGAAATATACCCCTAAAAGGGTGGTATAAATATTAGTATGGAATTATTTGGGTTTGAAATATCCCGTAAAAGGGAAGAATTACGTGCAATAGAGGACAAGAATCAAAAGTCCTTTGTGCCACCAGTTGACGATGACGGCACACCCGTCATCGAACAACAAAGTGGTTTCATATCGGGTGCAGCCTACGGGTCATATGTCGATATGGAAGGTGGTATTAAGAATGAGGCAGAACTCATTCGTAGATACCGTGAAACCTCTTTGGTTCCCGAGTGTGATTCGGCAATCGAAGATATTGTTAATGAGTGTATCACTTCTGACACATCAGATAAGATAGTATCACTCGACCTCAGAGATGTAAAACTCTCTGACAGTATCAAAACTAAGATACAAGAAGAGTTTAATCACATCTTATCTATAATGAAGTTCAATCAGAACTCTCATGAATTATTCAGAAAGTGGTATGTAGACGGAAGGATTTACTTCCATAAGGTCGTTGATTCGTCACGACCAAAATTAGGTATTGTAGACCTAAGAAATGTTGACCCGATTAAGATTAAGAAGGTCAGAAACATAGAAAAACAGAAAGACCCTAAGACAAAGGTCGACAGAATTAAGAAAATTGAAGAGTTTTATCTTTTCAATGATAAAGGTTTTGATAAGTCCACTGCAACAGAGGGGACTACAGTCAAAATTGCACCTGAAGCTGTGACATACACTACTTCGGGTTTATTAGATTACACTAAGAATGTTGTAATCGGGTATTTGCATAAAGCATTGAAGACTGCAAATCAGTTAGCAATGATGGAAGATGCACTTGTTATTTACAGAATATCAAGAGCACCCGAAAGAAGAATTTTCTACATTGACGTAGGAAACCTTCCTAAAGCAAAGGCAGAACAGTATCTTGCAGACGTTATGAACCGATACAAGAACAAGTTAGTCTACAATGCAGATACAGGTGAAATCAAAGATGATAGAAAACATATGAGTATGTTAGAAGATTTTTGGTTGCCTAGAAGAGAAGGTGGTAGAGGAACAGAGATTACTACCCTGCCTGGTGGACAAAACCTTGCAGATATAGACGATATAGAATACTTCAAGAAGAAGTTGTATCAGTCTCTTAATGTTCCAGCTTCTAGAATGGAAGCAGACAACGGATTCAATATGGGTCGTGCGTCTGAAATTTCTAGAGACGAACTTAAATTTAATAAGTTCACAAACAGACTTCAGAAGAAGTTTGCAAGAGTTTTTACAGATATTCTTAAGACACAATTAGTTCTTAAGGAAATCGTAAGTGGAGAAGAATTTGATAAAGTTAAAGACTTCTTCCAGTATGATTATGCAACAGACAACCACTTTACAGAGTTGAAAGATGCAGAAATCATAAGAGAGAGAATAGATACTCTCTCAAATGTTTCTGATTATGTCGGGACATATTACTCAAAAGAATGGGTAAGAAAATATGTATTAAGACAGTCAGAAGAAGACATTAAATTAATTGATAAACAAATCTCCAGTGAAGGAGAGGGTGAATCAGATGAAGGAAGTGAAGATGACTTCGGGGGATTTTAATAAATGAGTAGTGAAATAGCAAAAGAAATAGTAAACTCTATTGAAGCAGGAAAGTTAGATACTGCAAAAGACCAAGTCTTTGACGGAATCAAACAGAAGTCTGCAGAAGCAATCGATATGAAAAGAGTTGAAATGCAAGTAGATTGGATAGATAAAACTCAAGCAGAACCAACGGGTGAAGCTCAGTAATGAAATCCTTTGCAGAGATATCAGTCGAATTACGTGAGGCAAAATTTAAATTGCCACGTGGTCATAAAGACCTAAAGACAGATGTTGTAAAAATTGGTGGTAAGAAGATTAATATCTCTTACACTGAATATAGAGGTAAGGTTCATGTATACGTAGATGGACAGGACTTCGGAGGTGCAACATATAAGGACTTGAAATCTGCAGAAAAAGAAATGAAAGGTATGAAAGATGTCATTAAACAAATGTCCGAGGAAGAAAACATAGACATAGAGGAAATTTTCAATGAAATTAATATCAGAGTTTAATAATTATAGTGTTTCACCAGTAATAGTGGAAGCTAATGAAAAAGGTAAAAAAGATTACTTCATCGAAGGTGTCTTTATGCAATCAGAAATCAAAAACAGAAATGGTCGTGTGTATCCTAAAGAGGTTATGCAGAAAGAAGTCAACAGATATAATAAAGAATTTGTTGAACAAGACCGTGCTTTCGGTGAGTTAGGACACCCCGAAGGCCCAACTATCAATTTAGACAAAGTGTCTCACTTGATTACCAAATTAGAAGAAGATGGTAATAACTATGTGGGACGTGCAAAAATTTTAAGCACACCAAACGGTATGATTGTGAGAAATCTTATCGATGACGGTGCTAAATTAGGAGTATCATCTAGAGGACTGGGTTCACTAGAACAAAAAGGTGGTTCTCAAGTAGTGAAAGACGACTTTCAACTTGCCACAGCAGGAGATATCGTTGCAGACCCGTCTGCACCCGAAGCTTTTGTTAATGGTATAATGGAAGGTGTAGAGTGGATTTACCAAAATGGTAGACTAACTGCACAAGAAATTGACGAAATGCAGACTGAAATTAGGTCAGCAAAGTCAAATAAGTTGGAAGAAGTCAAGTTAAACCAATGGAAGAGGTTCATTAGGAATCTCTAACATATAAATAAAAAAGTAAACTCAAACAGGAGAAAAACATGGCAGAGTTAGAAACAAACCTAGATACAGTTGAAGAAACTGTTGAAGCTATAGAGGAAGGTCAACAACCTAATGCTAAAGCTGAAGATGGTGACAAGAAGCCTGTAAAACAAGGGTCATCTGACGCTGAGAAAATCGAAAGCGGAAAAGGTGATGTCGTCAAACCTGAAGAAAATCCTGTTGACAAAGCTGTTGCATCAGTAAAATCTGCTGAGAAAGCTCCTTCTAACGAAGGTGACCCTCAGAAGAAAGGTGCAGACAAACCTATGAAAGGTGAGAAGCTCAAAGAAGGAGAGGAAGACTCTTCTAAAGATGTTCAAGAAACATCTAAAATGGAGAACATCAAAGCTATCGTCAACAACATGAAGGAAATGACTAAAGAGGAACTTCAAAAAACTTTTGGTTCAATATCAGAAGAAGAAGTTGACGAAACCTTGACAAAAGCAGAAGTCGCTAGAAAAATCGTTGAAACACTTAAGAAACTTGATAACGAAGAAGTTGCTAAGATTCGTGAGAAGTATGAAGACGAAGAAGAAGAAGAGAAAGAAGAAGAAGTCAAAGAAGAATCTGTTGACGAAGAAACTTCTGCGGAACTTGAATCTTCATTAGTAGAGATAGAAGTAGAAGACGACCTATCTGCAATCTCAGAAGCACTTGACCTTTCAGAAGAAAATCAAGAAAAAGCTAAGACAATCTTCAAAGCTGCAGTGACTTCAAAAGTTGCTGAAATCAAAGAAGAACTTGAGTCTCAGTATTCAGAAGAATTAAAAACCTCAGTAGAGAAAGTTAAAGGTGACCTTGCGGAAGCAGTTGACAAGTATCTTACATATTGTGCAGACGAGTGGACGAAAGAAAACGAACTTGCGATAGAAAGAGGTTTGAGGTCAGAAATGACTGAAAACTTTATCGAAGGATTAAAAACATTGTTCGTAGAACACTATGTTGATGTCCCTGAAGATAAGTATAATGTTATTGATGAACTCGCAAATCGTCTCGATGAAATGGAAGAGAAATTAGACAACGAAGTATCTAAAAATATGGAAATTGTCGAAGAGAACGACCTTTTAAAGAGAAGTAATGTGATTAGAGAAGCCTGCGAAGACTTAACTGAATCACAAAAAGAGAAAATGGAATCACTTGCAAATGGTGTAGACTTTAAAGATATCGAAGACTTTAGTGATAAAGTATCAGAAATCAAAGAAGCTTACTTCCCAATTGAAGGTGAAACCATCTCTGAGGATACAGTAGTAGAAGAAGGAACTGGAGAAATATCAGAAGATAAAGAACCTGTTCTAGACCCTACAATTGCATCATACTCAGAGGCATTAAGTAAACTAAAACCATTAGGTTAAATTTAAAGGAAAGAAACAATGTTTTTATCAGAAAACTTACAGGACAAGTGGGAGCCGATTCTAGAGCACTCCGATTTACCAAAAATCGAAGACAACTACAAACGTGCAGTCACAGCTGTTATCCTTGAAAACCAAGAGAAAGCTTTAAACGAAGATAGAGCTACTCTTGCAGAAGCAGCACCTTTAAATTCCACTGGCACAGGTATTTCTAACTGGGATCCGATTTTGATTTCATTAGTAAGACGTGCTATGCCAAATCTCGTTGCATACGACATTTGCGGTGTTCAACCAATGACAGGCCCAACTGGACTTATATTTGCTATGAAAGCAAGATATAACGATGACGTTGACGCTGATAGATTGAATACATCAGAAGCTTTACATAACGAAGCTAGAACTGATTATTCAGCATCTGCTCAAACAACATCAACTTCAGTAGGAAGTGACCACTCAGGAGACCCTTTTAACGGTTCTTATGGGTCACAAACTTCAGGTGGTATGTCAACAGCTTCAGCAGAGTCACTAGGTGACGGTGCTGGAAACCATTTTGCTGAAATGGCATTCTCAATTGAGAAAGCTACAGTGACAGCAAAGTCAAGAGCACTTAAAGCGGAATATTCATTAGAATTAGCACAAGACCTCAAAGCAATCCACGGTCTTGATGCAGAATCAGAACTTGCAAACATTCTATCATCAGAAATCCTTGCTGAAATAAACAGGGAAGTTGTGAGAAGTGTTAACAACCAAGCGAAAACTGGTGCAGCTGCTACAGCTTCAGCAGGAACTTTCAACTTGGACGTTGATGCAAACGGTAGATGGTCTGTAGAAAAGTTCAAAGGACTATTGTTCCAAATCGAAAGAGAATCAAATGTTATTGCTAAAGAAACAAGAAGGGGTAAAGGAAACTTTATTCTATGTTCTTCAGACGTAGCTTCAGCATTGTCAATGGCTGGTGTATTAGATTACGCACCTGCTCTTTCAACCAACTTAAACGTTGATGATACTGGTAATACTTTTGCTGGTGTATTAAACGGAAGAGTTAAAGTCTACATAGACCCATATGCGTCTTCAGACTACTTAACAGTTGGTTATAGAGGTTCAAACCCTTATGACGCTGGATTATTCTATTGCCCATACGTTCCATTACAAATGGTTCGTGCAGTTGGTGAGAATACATTCCAACCAAAAATTGGTTTCAAAACAAGATACGGAATGGTATCTAATCCTTTTGTTGGTTCAACACCTTCAGACGGACTTGCTTCAGCAGGAACAAACCAATACTACAGAAAATTTGCAGTATCAAACATTCTGTAATCGAATTAGATTTCGAACTAAAGGGGACTCTAAGTCCCCTTTTTTTATGTCCTAAATAATAGTGTATCATTAAGATACAGACATAAACACACATACACACAGGAGGAAATTATGTCAAACGGAAAATCAGGCTTCGAAATCAGAGCCGAATTACTAAACCAAGCACAAGGATTACTAGAAGGTAATATCTATCGTAATAATGAGGCGATTGTTGAACACAACAATAACTTCCAAAACGATAAGAAACCATATGGTGACCAATTTGTGTCAACGGAAGAGGTTATTTCAGTTGCAAGACAATTAAACGAATTTGTTAATGAGAAATAACTATAAATAGTATTGTGGGGTGGAATTATTCACCCCCTTTAGAAGGAATAACTATGACAGATTATGAAAGAACAGTGAAAGTGTTGGAAGGCCCTTGGTCAGACAAAGCATTCCCACAAGGTGAAGAGACAACTAAAGGAATTATTAGTAGAAAAATTACTACACTATATGAGAAAGACGGATATCTATGTGAGGAAATCGTCACTAGAGAATATAGAGATGGTGATTACTTTGATACTTCAACAAATAAGAGAGTAATAAAACTTGACTGAAATAAACAAATCTATTCTTAATAAGAATAATTTTAGATTACTAATTGACAAAGTTCCAACAGTGGAATACTATGTGCAATCAGTTAATATCCCAGGCTTATCATTTACAGAAACAATAAGTGCAGCTGGTGTAGGACTGGACGCATTTTTCCCTGGCGATAAAGTGTCATTCGAATCACTAAGTGTATCATTCTTAGTAGACGAAGACCTTGCAAACTTTAAAGAGATGTATGATTGGATGAACGCAATCGTCCCAGTATCAGACCCAAGTGCATATGAAGCTTACGTAGGGACTACAAAAACCTCTACAGGACTCCTCAGTGACGTTGAGAACGATTTAAATCAGTATTCCGACATAACTATAGTGGTCAATACCAATAAAAACATACCTAATAAGTTCTTTAGGTTTCACGATGCATTCCCTATATCCCTCAGTGGTATAGAACTGCAAAGTGGTGCTGAAACAGACGCTGTTGTTGCAACAGTTGAGTTCAGATTCACATATTACGATATCGAATCAACCTCTTAAAACACCTATTAAATACCACATAAATATGGTATAATAGTATATTATGACTTTAGATGAAATTAAGAAAGAGTGGGAAAAGGATTGTGAAATAGACGATATCGAATTAGATAAATCGTCTTTAGAAGTTCCTAAACTCCACGCAAAATACCAAGACTTGTTATCCAGTAAGATACTTGTTATGAAACAGTATCAATTTAAATATGATACACTTCTAAAGAATAAGTGGTTGTGGTATAACGGAAAAATGTCACAAGAACAAATCAAAGAGTTGGGTTGGAATGATGACCCTTTAGACGGATTGAAAGTTATGAAAAATGATTTACAAATTTTCTACAATTCTGATAAAGATATTCAAGAACTCAATGCAAAAATAGAATACCTAAAAGTCACAATAGAATATCTCAAAGAGTGTATGCAAAATATCACTTGGAGACACCAAACGATTAAGAATACAATCGATTGGAGAAAATTCATGGCAGGGTCATAATGCAATATGTAAAAGGAAGTGTTTGGATAGCTGAAGGTTTCTTTACATCTAAAGAAGTAGATGAAATATATGCATCTGCAAATAAAAAGAACTGGGAAACTGGTGCAGTTGGAAATGGTGCTGGTGATATCATTGACCCCGATGGTGAAACTCAAGAACATGGTGTAATTTCTAATGAAATAAGACAATCACAAGTAAAATGGTTAATGCATGAAGATTTACCACAATCATTCCATGAAAAACTTGCAGCTGCAATCCAATATGCATCATTAGATAAAGACTGGAAATGGGATTTTACTAATTTTGAAAATTTCCAATATACTAATTATAGACATAAACCCGATAGACCAAGGGGTGATTTTTATACATGGCATACAGACGCAGGTGGAACAAATTCAACATATCCAACTGGTGAGATTCGTAAACTAAGTTGCACAATTCAATTGTCAGACCCCGATGATTATGAAGGTGGAAATTTTCAATGGATAGAACCAACTCCAGTATTTGATAGACTATTACCTCACCATAAACATATTGATGTAAATCTTTTAACACATACTGCACCTTTCAGTGCAAAAACAAAAGGAAGTGTTATTATATTCCCTTCCGAATTACAACACCAAGTCACCTCAGTTAGTGCTGGTTCAAGAAACTCATTAGTGGGTTGGTTATTAGGGCCTCAGTTCAAATAAAATGGTTAGAGTATCGAAGATAGACGATGTCTTCATGAAAGTTCATTGTGATGACGGTCTTGCAAGAGACCTATATGATTTCTTTTCTTTTACAGTCCCAGGCGCAAAGTTCATGCCTTCTTATAAGAATAAGTTTTGGGACGGTAAAGTCAGACTCTTCTCAATGAAGACACATAAAATTTATATTGGATTACTTCCATACGTTGACGAATTCTGTAGAGAACGTGGTTATGAATTCGGTGGTATACAAGAAGTTATCGGAGACAAAACAAAGATTACAGATGAAGACGTAGATTTCTTCATTAATGGTGACGGTCTAATTCCAGGCTTGGGTCTTCCTTTTGAACCACGTGATTATCAAATAGAAGCATTCAAAACTGCAGTGCAATATGGTAGACAACTTTTATTATCACCTACTGCAAGTGGTAAGTCGTTAATCATTTATTTGTTATGTAGGTGGTATGAGGGAGAAATGTCTCTACCAAATTGTAAAACTATTATAATCGTCCCGACTACTTCATTAGTAGAACAGATGGCGAAGGATTTTAAAGAGTATGGATACAATGAAGACATTTGTAAAATTTATAGTGGTCAACCTGTATTTTCTGCTGACATTACGATATCGACATGGCAGAGTTTTGCTAAAGCACCTAAAGAAGTCTTACAAGGATTTGACGTAGTAATAGGAGACGAAGCACATCTATTCAAAGCACAAACATTAAAAGGTATATTAGAGAAAATGAAACACACTGGTGTTCGTTTTGGAACAACTGGAACACTAGACGGTTCAGAAGTTCATAGACTTCAACTTGAAGGTTTGTTCGGCCCTGTAAAAAAGGTCATAACGTCATACGAGTTAATGGAAGAAGGAACGATTGCTGATTTACAGATAGATTGTGTCATACTTCGTCATACCAAAATGAAAAAACTGTCATACCAAGAAGAAATGGATTACTTGGTATCGAATGATAGTAGAAACAAATTCATAACAAATTTAGTTGCAAGTTTAAAAGGTAATACACTTGTGTTGTTTCAATACGTAGAAAAACATGGTGAAGTCTTATATCCTATGTTAGACGGAAGAGTAGAAGACTTACATTATGTCTATGGTGGAACAGATACAGAAGATAGAGAAACAGTCAGAGAGGTGGTAGAAAAATCTAACGATAGTGTCATACTAGCGTCATACGGAACTTTTTCTACTGGAGTTAATATAAAGAAAATTGATAATGTAGTTTTTGCAAGTCCTTCTAAATCTAGAATCAGAAACTTGCAATCTATTGGTCGTGGTCTAAGAAAGACTGAGGGTAAAGAAAAGATGAGATTATTTGATATTGCAGACGATTTGCAATGTGATAATTTCACACTTGGTCACTTAAAAGAAAGAATAAATATCTATAACGAGGAAAACTTTTCCTACGAGATAAAACAATTCGACTTAGACTAATGGCAACACCCAAAGATTTACTAAAACAAAAATACGAAGTAGTTAAACTGAAGACTGGTTCAGAGATTGTTGGTATGGTTAGGGAAACAACAGAAGGTATCAGTGTCACACTTCCTATGATATGTCACTTATCAGTTCAACAACCAATCAATTCAACACTTGCAACCTTCTATCCTTATGCACCTTTGAGTGAAGACCCTATAATAATGATACCTTTTACGGAAGTATTACATAGAAGTAGTATGAATAAACAGTTCATTCCTTTTTATGACGAAGCCTCTGCAAGGTGGTTAGAAATGGTAGAACAAGGAACCATACCTTTAACAAATGATTTGAAAGGTGCCTCAAAAGAATACATGAAAGCTGCAGTTGATTCTATTCTTAAAAATGTTAAAGAAGAAGATTTGTTTGATGATTATTTTGAAGAACTTGCAGAGAGTGAGTTCGAATCTGCAGTCCCACCGAAAGACCCAAAAAAGATTCATTAGGATTTCTTTTTGTCTAAATAAGTGCGTATAATTTAGACTTATAAATACTTATACAAAATACTTATAACTTAATTTTAGGAAAACCATGACCACAGCAACTTTTTTTGCGAAGAGCATGGTGCGAAAAGCTAGAGAAGTCAACCACCAAGTTAGACCCGTAAAGAGAAAACTGGTTGACACTATCGAATTTCTAGTGCTGATGACTCTTCCGTTCTTACTACCATTTATAGTGATGTATTTCTCATCATCTATGACATTCGTATGAACTTCGAAAAACTAAGAGATACTTTGGAGATAACCACACTTGTGGCTATCTTCATGGTGTCCGTTATATCAATTACAGGAATATCTTAATGGAATTTTTCATAATATCTACTCTCAGTGTTATCATATCTTATCTATACTTGAAGTATGCACCTATGCATGATTTACGTATGGCAATCTACAGTGCAGAAGATTTGAACGCTGCAATGAATATAAGAAAATTACAAAAGGAAAACAAATGAGTCTTGAAAGAAAAGCTCTGCAAGTTGTAAATCTCTCACCTAGTGAATCTATAGTTGAGAAAATTGTCGAAGTTCACCCTATGAAACAAGTTGCAGTAATGTCAGTTGTGCAAGTCCTCGTTTTCGGTTTTATGATACTCTCATTTTGGATAATAAATCAATTCGTATGAAACACTATATAATAGGAACAACTTTAAGTTTATGCATGTTTTATCTTGCCGTTGGTGAGATAGATAGAATGAGTCGTGCAGTAGAAATACAAACGTTATCAAAGAGTAGAGTTAAAGATATCATCTCTTATTAGTATATATCCCCGCTGGGACATAGTTATTTTATCATAGATTTCCCACATGTCTAGTGGGTTTCTTCAAATAATTCAAAAAAATAAATACTTAAAAACCCCCTTACAATATAAGGATTTTTGTGTATAATAGATACATGACTACTAAAAAACAAAATGAACACTACGTTAATAACAAAGAGTTCACTCAAGCAGTCTCCGAGTATAACATTTCATGTAAACTTGCAGAAGAAAAAGGTAAGGTCAAACCTCAAATGACAGAATACATTGGTGAATGTATCTATAAGATTGCGACTCGATTATCGACTCGTCCTAATTTTATCAACTACACATATAGAGATGAAATGATATGTGATGCAATTGAAAATTGTATTCAGTATATCGGAAATTTCAACAGAGAGAAATCAGATAATGCATTCGCATATATCACTCAAATCTGTTATTATGCCTTCCTAAGACGAATCCAAAAGGAGAAAAAACAAGTCTTCATAAAACAACAGGCAACAGACGCAGCTGGTATGATTACTGATGCATTTAATACTATAGACGGTGCTCATGACCCAACCCTAATCAACACTAATGTTGAATGGATGCAAGAGAATATGAATCGTGTCGACTATGAACCTCGAAAGTCAAGAAAAACAACAAAAAAGAAAACAACTAACTTAGAAAAATTTACTGAATGAAAATTGCATTACTAAATGATACCCATTGTGGTGTCCGAGGTGATATGATAGAAATGTCAAATTACCAAGGAAGATTCTACAATGAAGTGTTCTTCCCCTATTTGGAAGAAAACGGAATCAATCATATTATTCACTTAGGTGATTACTTTGATAGGAGAAAGTATATAAACTTTGCTTCTATGAAAGCAAATATCAAACATTTCATAGAACCTATGAATGAAAAGGGTATTACTATGGATTTGATTCTTGGTAATCATGATACTTATTATAAGAATACTAACGAAGTAAACTCACCCGAGTTGTTATTATATAATCAAGAAAATGTAAATGTCATTCAAGAATGTGAAGTCAAAGAATATGACGGATTTAACATTGCACTTGTTCCATGGATTAATCCCGAAAACTATGCAGACGCAGTTGACTTCTTAATGAGTGCAAATGCAAGTTGGTGTATGGGTCACTTTGAGTTTGAAGGAGCTCTTATGATGCCAGGCATGACGTGTCAACACGGACTAGACCATTCTTATGTAAAAAGATTTGAGAAAGTATTGAGTGGTCATTTCCACCAAAAATCTGAATTTGCAAATATCAGATATCTTGGGTCTCAAATGCAATTTACTTGGTCAGATTATGGAGATAACAAATACTTCCATATCTTTGATACTGATACACAAGAGTTAACACCAGTTTTAAATCCAATCACTATGTTTGAAAAATCATTCTATAATGACGAGAAAGAAACTTTTGAAACTATTAGTAATGCAGATTATACAAAATACACTGGTAAGTTTGTAAAAGTTATTGTAGTTAATAAAGAGAATCCATATTGGTTTGATACATTCTTAGATAAACTACATTCTGCAAATCCATTACACGTTGCAGTTGTAGACGACAACAAACACATGGATTTTTATGGTGACGATGATATAGAAGATATTGAAGACACCCTAACTATATTAAATAACTATATTGACGGTTTAGAGATACAAGGAAAGAAAAAACCACTTTCCGAACTTATGACATCTTTATATAATGAGGCTTTGGACGAACATAACTATCTATGATAAATTTTAAGAAGGTAAGATATAAGAACTTACTATCCAGTGGAAACAAATACACAGAAATACGACTAGACAAACATCAAACAACACTAATCTTAGGTGATAATGGTGCTGGTAAATCAACATTACTTGATGCACTTTGTTTTGGACTCTATGGTAAGGGATTCAGAAATCTAAAGAAAGACCTTCTAATCAATTCTGTCAATGGAGGAGCTCTAATGGTAGTCGTAGAGTTCTCTATTGGTAAGAAAGAATTCAAAGTTATACGTGGTGCAAAACCAAACAAATTCGAACTATATGTCAATGACGTGTTGGTCAATCAAGACGCAACAGTCAGAGATTATCAAGAACACTTAGAAAAGAACATACTCAAAATGAGTTATCGTTCCTTTACTCAAGTTGCAATCCTCGGGTCAGCAAACTTTACACCTTTCATGCAATTAAAGGCAACTGAAAGACGTAAACTTGTAGAAGACCTTTTGGATATATCAATCTTTTCTACTATGGGAGATATCCTTAAGAAAAAGATTTCTAATCATACTGTTGAGGTTAGAGAGAATAATCATGAAATCGAACTTCTTGAAGAAAGAATTAATGGATTGAATGAACAACTTAATGCACTTCGTGATAATCGTGATGCAAAAGTAAAAAAATATGAGAACACCGTTAATGAAACTCAAGAGAATATTAACAAACTTTTAGGGGACATAGATGAAAAGACGGAAAATGTGGTGGAGAAAAAATCCACCATCACAGATAAAGATACTAAAGAGAATAAACTCAAACAAACAGTTGACATGGAAGCTAGACTCGAGGACGCTCGAAAGAAAGCAATTAAAGACATTGAATTCTATGAGAACAATGACGATTGTCCCACATGCAAACAGGGTCTAGACAGTGAACACAAGAAGAAACACATTGAGGAAAAACAGGATAAGGTCGCAGAAATCAAGGAAGCGGTGTCACAACTCGATTTACAAGTTGAAGAACTCAACAATAGAATCCAAGAAATCAACGGAATCCAAGACGAAATAACTAAGATTCAAAAAGAGATTGGTATTCTACAAACAGAGGTTGTATCTAATCAAAAATTTGTTCAGAAGATTCAGAAAGAAATAGAAGAACTGAAAAAAGAAGGAACTGGTAATGGTGACGTGCAAGAACGTATCAATGATAGTGAAGACAAACTAGATATTCTACATGCAAAGAAAGAAACACTTACACAAAATGGACACTACTTTGAGATTGCACAAGTGTTATTACGTGACCAAGGTGTAAGACAAAAGATTATCAAACAGTATGTTCCTATTATGAATAAACTAATTAACAAGTATCTTGCACAATTAGAATTCTATGTTGGTTTTGAATTGAATGAAAAGTTTGAAGAAACAATCAAGTCTAGATTCAGAGACGTATTCAAATACGATAACTTTTCACAAGGGGAGAAAATGAGAATCGACCTTGCACTACTATTCACATGGAGAAGTGTTGCAAGAATGAAGAACTCAGTGAACACTAACCTATTGATTTTAGACGAAGTTTTCGATTCTTCATTAGACTCACAAGGAACAGACGATTTCTTAAAACTTTTAAATACACTTACAGAGAAAACAAATGCATTTATCATATCTCATAAAGGTGAAGCTTTGTATGATAAGTTTAATGACGTAATCAGATTCGAAAAGTATAAAAACTTCTCGAGAATTGCAGAATAATATAAATAGTAATATGAAATCATTCTCAGAGTTCACTAATCCAACATACGAAGGTGTCAAATTAGACTTACCTAAAGTTATATCTGAGGCTTCAATAATGAAACCCGATTATGTTATTGGATACAGTTTTGTATGGAAAGGAACTAATAAAGATATATCAAGTATTTTTAGTGACATGGAAAAGGTCACTATTGTTAAACCAGTTAAAAACCCCGATTTGTTTTATGGTGACGAGAATGGAACTAGAGAGAAATACTTCCAAGGTCAAGATAGTGGTAAAGTATTACATGTAAAAACTAATTCTGAAGCACCTTTAGCTTCAAGTTGGATACACTACAAAGCAGACGGGTCACCACCTTCGGGTGCAGAATGGGAAGACTTAATTGTTGTAGAGTATAATAAACTTAACAAACAAAAGTCAGACGATAGTGTTATAGAAACATGGAAAAAGTTTCCTATGCACCATGAAATTGCTAAAAAGGTTGCAGTCAATTTTAATAAAAAAGTTAAGGATACTAAATTAGTTCATACTGGAAAGGGTGGATTAAATGTTAGTTTAGGTGATATTTGGAGAAAGGAAGGTGCTGGTAATAAGACACCTAAAACAGATATTGCTGGTGCCTCATGGAAAGAAAGAATCTCACTTAAAAAAGAAGGTGGTTCAAGACTTGCCTCACCCGAAAAGAAAGAAGCAGTTGCATTGATAAAGGCTGCACTTGCACATTGTGGTGAACAAGACAAATCTTTTGGTAAAGAATTAGTTAGTAAAATGTATACACATATGGAAAAACTTGCAACAACAACTAATGCCAGTGACCTTGCAAGAAGATTAAAGGACGGGGAAGAGAGTGACTCAACTCAAAACTTTAAAAAAGTTGACGAACAAAATAAAGAACTTTCAAAATATCTACAAGAAGTATTAAGAAACGATAAAAAAATCGGTGGAACGTTTGGTCGTGCAGTAGTTTGGGAAGCCTCTACTGGAGCTGCAAAGTTTGGTGGTGCAGACCAAAAAGCAGCTGCAAATTATATAGCAAAGTTTGCTCTAGACGGAAAGGTTGAATATCACGATATAAAGAGTATGAATTCAGCAATTATAAAACAATATTCAGATTCTTTAAAACCATATGTATCCTTTAAAAAAGGTGGTGGTAATTCACCAGCCTATTCTGCATTACAACTTGCACTAGAACAAAAGGAACATAAACCTATAACTGCAAATAGAATCTTTATAGAAGAATTAGAAAAAGAGGGATTGGGTTCTCTCATGGAAGAAAACAAAGTTTTATTGGACGAAGGAATATTAGACACACTAAAGAAATCAGTTAAATCACTTGGAAAGGAATCACAAAAACTTTTCAATAAAGTTATGAGTGCATTTAAAAAAGCACTGAAAAGAATAAAAGGATTTTTAAAGAAGATTGCTTCTTTAGGTAAAGAAATGTTCAAACAATTAATGAAATTTTTCAATATAGATATAGAGAACGTTCAAAATGCAAGAGGTGGAGATAACTTCCACTTATTAGGATAAAATTATGTATGAATTGATAGACGAGGCTTCAAAGGTCTTAAGAACCCCACCACCCGAATTTGACTTCGAGAATCCACCCGAAGACCCTAAAGAGATTGAAAAAAATCTTGCAGATGCAATGGAACGATTTGGTGGTTTAGGTTTATCTGCAAATCAATTAGGTTTAAATTATAGAGTTTTTGTTATGAAAACTGCAGACCAAGGAACGGTTGCATTTTTCAATCCCGAGATTACTAAAGTGTCTCAAGATACAGAATTAATGAAAGAGGGTTGTCTCTCATTTCCCGACCTTTATCTAATGATTAAAAGGTCAAAAGAGATAGAATTTAAATATCAAAATGCAGACGGTGAAGAGAATGTATTGTATCTGAATGGTTTAGGTGCAAGGTGTGTTCAACACGAATGTGACCACCTAAATGGTGTTCTTTTCTTACAACGTGCAAGTAGACTTAAATTAGAACGTGCATTAAAATCACGTCCTAAAGAAAGAAGAAAAAGAGAAGATTATGAAAGAAGAATTGCAATTGCAAGAGCAATCCAAGAACGAGATAGACAACAGTCTAATGATGATACCTCTGATAACGGAGGAGGAATCGAAGAGTCTGATAAGGTGGTTTCGAACACATAAACATATTCGTTCAATTGGAGACGGGTCAGATTATACGGGTATAGATTATATCCATATTCATACGCCTTGGGTAAGAGATATATTCAAGAGAATATCGTATGACGTAGTTTCAAATATCTATGCAGCTACTGGACAACAAGTATATCCCGAAATGAAAGCAATCAATGAGTGGGAAATCGGTGGTGTTCAACAACCACACTTTGACACTTATTCCAATCAAGATATGAAACACAATCTTGTCGAAGAAACTCCTTCAAGAGAATGGACTGTAATCTTATATATAAACGGTCATGAAAGTTATCAAGGAGGAGAAACATACTTTCCAAACTTGGGTGCAATAGGAGAAACTATAACACCTGTAGCTGGAAGTGGTATTGTATTCAGAGGTATAGACCATGAACATGGTGTATATCCCGTCAGAAGAGGTTCTAGATTCACTATTTCTCAGTGGTTCACCTCTAATTATGAAAGAATGATAACAGACGAAAAAACTAAAAATCTAAATTTAGACCACGTATCCCTCAGAAAAATGTTCTAAAAACTTGACAATAACCCTCACTTTTTAGTATACTAGTAGAGTATTAAAAAAAGGAGTAAATATGTCAAATATCTATAACGACCAAATAATGGACGGAATCATACTAGACGTTGATTCTATGTCCGATATGGACGTAATGTCTAATCTTAATATAGTAAACGTATATAAAGTGTCTAAATTCACTGGAGATGACGTGCATGGTGCAAATATCATAGACTATGCAAGAAGTGTCTTAGTGTCTCAAATGTGGGACGAGGTGTTAGTATGAATTTAACTGAAATAATGAGAGAGTATGACCAAATTAGGTTTACTCAAAATGAATTAGAATATGAAGGACACGTGACTGAAGTTCATGAAAACTTTATAAAAGGTAAATTCTTTGAGAAGATTGGAAGTCATAGAGTTGACGACTGGTTCGAAACAATAATATACTTGGACGATTTCAAAGGTTTAAAACTAGAATGGTTCTTTGAAGGACAAGGTTGTGATAACTCTGCAATAGGTGTCAGCGGTGCTTGGGAATTATTTTGTTCCTAGGGGTTGACAATGACTCTCACTTTTTAGTATACTAATAATATGACAAATTCAATAAGAAACCAAAAAGACTCACTTGCCAAGTTAATGGCTACCGAAAACCTTACTATAGTTCATAAGAAGGTTCCAACTGCATATTTCGATTTAGAGAATAGAATACTTTGTTGTCCTATTCTTAAAGACGAAATCTCACCCGAACTTTATGACTTGTTTATGGGTCATGAAGTATCTCATGCACTGAATACACCATATGAAGGTGTTCATTCTGCAGTGACAAAAAACAGAACACTTAAAGGATATCTTAATGTTGTTGAAGACGTTAGGATTGAGAAAATGATTAAGAACAAATATCAAGGTCTTAGAAAATCATTTTACAAAGCATACAATGAATTAATGGATATGGATTTCTTTGGAATCAAAGATAGAAATCTACAAGAACTTTCATTGATTGATAAAATCAACCTTATCACAAAATGTGGTTCAAGGATTCAAATCAAACTCACTCAAGAAGAACAAGAATTCTTAGACTGGTCTAACAGATGTCAGACTTGGGAAGAGGTTGTTGAATGTGCAACTGCAATTTACGAATGGTCAAAAGAGAATGAGACAAGAACTGAAGACGATTTAAAAATGGTTCCTCAAATGTTTGACATTGGTGATGAAGAAGAAGACGAAGACGGAGATGAGTCAGAAGAGTTTGACAATGACTTCGGTGATTCAGACGAAGATTACGAAGACGAAGACAACCTTCCCGAGATAGGAGATTCAGAAAACTCTGAAGACGGAGAAGAAAAAGAAGAAGGTGAGGAAGAGTCTGAAGAAGAAACTGAAGAAGAAGGTAAGTCACAAAGAAAAATGACTGGTGGTAAAGAAGCTTCCAGTGGTGAGTATGATGACGAAGACGGTGCAAGGGAATCAATCACTGAACACAATGCACATAACAACGAAGGTCAGTTATATTCAGAAGAAAACATTATCAAAATCAGTGTTGACCTCAAAGACAAATACACAAAAGAAAATGACATGATGAGAAGTGTCAAAGTGTCTTACAAAGATTTACTAAAAGATATGAGAGAATCATTCTTTAAAGACAGTAATGCACAAAACAAAGAAGTTGCACTTCACACTATGAACAAACTAGAAGCTAAAAACAAAAAGATTGTGAATCATATGGTGAAGGAATTCGAAATGAAACAATCTGCAAAAAGAGCTGTTCATGCCTTCAGTGGTAAAACTGGAAAACTTGATATGAATGCTCTTGCAAAATATCAGATTGTTGATGACATTTTCAAAAGAGTGACTTACTTGCCTGAAGGTGAGAACCATGGTGTTAACGTAATGATTGACTGGAGTGGTTCTATCCACGATGAGGTTCTTGACCTAATCGAACAAGCACTTGTCCTAACAATGTTCTGCAGAAAAGCAAACATTCCTCACAGAGTTTATCTCTTCTCAGACAATTACGAGAGAGACGAAGACGGATATAGAAGAGACAATGGACAATTACTTGAACTATTCTCAGACAAACAAAACACTAGAGAATACAAAGAAATGTTTATGTATATTTCTCAGATTTGGAATGACTACTTTGCAGATAGACTAAGTGGTTATGGAAGAAAATTTGAGAAGTCAGTTGAAATTTGGAATGACTGGTTCGAGGGAACACACTATGTCCAAGAATATGACGGGTATTACATTTACCTTCCAAGATATTCTGTTCCTCAAAGATTCGGTCTTGGTGGAACACCTCTTGACCATACACTATTTTCAATGAGAACACTTCTCAGAGATTTCCAAAAAGAATATGGTATTGAGAAATCAATCCTAACAGTTATCACTGATGGTTATTCTCATGGTTCTGATGTTCTTCAGAGAACTGAAGAGACTAATGCTCAAATCAAAGAACAAACTAATGAAGAAATGGATACATGGAATGTTGACCAACATATTGAAATCATTGACCCATATTCAAGAAGAGTCTACCCAATATCTACTGGAAGATATTACAGAGGTGGTGACTTCAAAAGAACTCAGAATATCCTTGACTGGATTTCTAAAGAAACTGGTGTCATTGTCACTGGATACTTTGTTGTTGGTAAGAAACAAGACTTTGTTCAAATCTACAGTGAAGTTAAAAAAACAGAATACTATTCAGATTACAAAACTGAGTGGTTGCAGTGTAGAAAAACTGGAATGGTTGTTAACTGTCACGGATATAACAAACTCTTCATTACCTCTGCAAGTTCAATCGGAACTGAAGGAACCGATGAGTTAGACGAAGAATTGGTCGATGCGAAAAAAGTTAGAGTTCTAGCTGCTTTCAAAAGAAACCAAAAGTCTAAAACTACTTCAAGATTTTTAACCAATGAATTCATTAAGGAGATAGCATAATGGAAGCAAAATATATGATGAATGAAACATTCATTTTAGAGAGAGACGATTACAGGGATTTTACCAATAGGGTTATGATTCTACAATCAAGAAATGAGGAAGCACCTTATATCGTGGAACACGATTATATCCTAGACACTTTTGAAGTGACACTACTGGATAACAGATACACTTTACAAACAATTATGGAGAAAACACAATGAAGACATTACAAGTCGACCCAGCTTACTACATCTCAACTGTAAACGATTATAGTAAATTTGCAGATGCAGTTATGGACGTGGGGCCTTCACCCTGCGTCAGATATGATTGTCCTATGTTCAATGAATGCAAGTCCGAAGAGAAGGAATGTTTTGCATTTAGAATTTGGGTCAATAATGGTGGTGAGTTGAATGAGAAACAACAACTAAAAATGGGAACTAGATTTGAATCAATTAAGTAAAACACTTGACAATGACCTTCACTTTTTAGTATACTATACAAGATGAGAAAAATAACTAATAACTTAAAAGGAGACTATATGGATAAAAGAAGTTATAACAGAGATGAATCGATTACCGTTGGTGGAAAACCGTTTCATTTTACACCCGATAGGAAGGAATTTTTGGAAGCACTTTCCAAGTCATATCCCGAACAGACGGTTTTTACTAAAGAAGAAATTAATGCAGTGGGTTCATTCCCATACTGGGTTAAATCTTCAAGGTATGATTTTAGAGACAATGGTGTCTTCAATCTTACTCAAGTTATGGGTGGATACAACGGTGGATATACTGAATCTGCAATTGTCCCACCAGTAGAACAACCAAAAGTTGTTCCAGTTCCAGCACCAGTTGCTAGTTCTAACATGCCAGTTGCAGCTGCTACTGCTTCTGTTAATATGAATGACAATGTCAAAATCATTCCCGAGAAAATGTCTAACTATGTTCCTTTCGGACACTTCAAAGATGTCAAGAACATAATCAAGTCTAAAATCTTTTTCCCAGTATTCATTACTGGACTAAGTGGTAATGGTAAAACATTAATGATTGAACAAACTTGTGCTCAATTGAAGAGAGAACTCTTCAGAGTCAATATCACTATTGAGACTGATGAAGACGACCTAATGGGTGGTCACACTTTAGTCAATGGTAATGTTGTCTTCAGAGAAGGCCCTGTTATCAAAGCTATGAGAAAAGGTGCTGTCCTTCTCTTAGACGAAGTTGACTTGGGTTCTAACAAATTAATGTGTCTACAATCAGTTCTTGAAGGTAAAGGATACCTAATCAAGAAAACTGGTGAGTGGGTGACACCTGCTAAAGGTTTCACTATCCTTGCGACTGCAAACACTAAAGGACAAGGTTCTGAAGATGGAAAGTTCATTGGAACTCAAATCATGAATGAAGCTATGTTGGAAAGGTTTGCAATCACAATGCAACAAGAATATCCACCAGTGACTACTGAGAGAAAAATTCTTGCAAAAGAAATGGAACTCAGTGGAGACGTTGACGAAGAGTTCGTGACCAAACTAGTAGATTGGGCGGACATAATCAGAAAAACTTACTATGAAGGTGCGATAGATGATGTTGTCACTACTAGAAGACTGGTTCACATTGTCAATGCATTCAGAATGTTTGGTGACAAACTGAAGTCAATTCAAATGTGTATTTCAAGGTTTGACGAAGAGACTAGAAATAGTATCCTCGACCTTTACACTAAAATCGACGCAGGTGTCGACCTAAATGCTGAAAACCCAGTTGACGAAACTGAGTCTTCAGAGTATAATGATTAATATGTTTGGTAAAAAAGTTAAATCAAAGTCAATAGACTACAAATATAACGAGGGAGAACTCTTAAAGGAGTTTTCCCAGTATATTGATAAGACCTATGCCCAACATTATAGTTTAAACAAATACCAATCCACTGAATTTATTATTGACAGTGGACATGGTGAGGGTTTTTGTATCGGGAACATATTGAAGTATGCACAACGATACGGTAAAAAAGGTGGTAAGAATAGAGCAGACCTTCTAAAGGTTTTACATTATGGTCTATTCATGCTTCATGTTCACGATAAACAGGAGACTAAAAAGTGATGAAAATAAGTAATGATACGAGGGACGTTCTAAAGAACTTCTCAACAATTAACCAAGGGATTAAAGTAAGTAGTGGTAATACACTTCAAACAATCTCTAATATGAAAAACATTCTTGCAGTTGCAACTGTATCTGAGGACTTTCCTCAAGATTTCAGTATCTACAATCTGCCTGAATTCTTAGGTGCAACCAGTTTACTGGAAGACCCCGACTTTCAATTTGGTGATGCAAGTTTAACAGTTGCAGACAACAATTCAAGTCTTGCATATTTCTATGCAAGTGAAGGTATGGTGACTTCACCCGAGAAAATGATAACAATGCCTGATGCAGAAATCGGTATTGATATCTCTTCTACACTTCTAAACGAGTTGCAGAAAGCAGCTAGTGTTCTAGGTGTAGGTGACTTAGTCCTATCAAGTGACGGAACAACAATCAAGTTGGAAGTGACTGATAAGAAAAATTCAACTTCAAACACATTCTCAAGAATCGTGGGTGAGGGAAATGGTGTTTCATACACTATGAACTTTAAGATTGAGAACCTTAAAGTGTTAGACGGAAACTATGAAGTTCTAGTTTCGTCAAAAGGAATCTCACACTTTAATAACAAAGATGTGGATTTAGAATATTTTATTGCATTGGAGCCTGATAGCAAATACAATGTTTAACCTATATAATAGTGTAGGTATTGTGCTAGTCTCTGCAATGCATACGGGACATAAGACATCTCATCAATCTTCAAGGGTTCTTATGACAGTTAATTCGGAGGGGTTTTAACTTCTTATTATGAAACAAGAATTTTTATTCGTAGAAAAGTATCGTCCTCAAACAATTGAGGACACGATACTACCTCAGAGTCTTAAAGAGACATTCAAAGAATTTGTCAATCAAGGTGAGATACCCAATCTTATGTTATGTGGAACAGCAGGTGTAGGTAAAACTACAGTTGCAAAAGCATTATGTAATGAAATGGGTGCAGACTTTATCGTTATCAATGGTTCTGATGAAGGTAGATTGATTGACACACTAAGAACCAAAATCAAAAACTTTGCTTCTACAGTATCCTTAAGTGGTGGTGCAAAGGTTGTAATCCTTGACGAAGCAGATTATATTTCTGCAGACTCAGTTCAACCTGCGTTGAGAAACTTTATTGAAGAGTTCTCTTCTAACTGTAGATTCATATTCACTTGTAATTACAAGAATAGAATAATACAACCACTACATTCAAGAACAACTGTAATAGATTTCAAACTAACACCAAAAGATAAACAAACACTTGCTGGTGTCTTCCTCCAAAGACTTAAAGAGATTTGTGAGTTGGAAGATATCAAATATGAAGAAAAGGTTTTAGTAGAACTTATTCTAAAGTTCTTCCCCGATTTCAGAAGGTGTATCAATGAAGTGCAACGTTATGGTGTTGGTGGTGTTATTGACACGGGTCTTATTGCAACACTAGCCGAAGAGAAACTTACACCTCTCATTGATATGATTGCAGACAAGAACTGGAAAGGTATGAGGAAGTGGGTTGGTCAGAATAGTGACAACGACTTCGATACACTTTACAGAAAAGTTTTCAATGCATTGGAACAAAGACTAGAACCTTCTAGTGTTCCAGCTGCAGTTCTTTTTATTGCAGACTATCAATACAAGTCTGCATTTGCAATGGATAGTGAAATCAATTTCGTTGCATGTTTAACTGAAATCATGTCGGAGTGTAAATTCAAAAATGGGTAAACTCAGACAATGGTTCTTTAGGTGGTTTGATAGACAAATCGAAAAGTCTTTTCAAAGACAGGCAGATAGAATGTTTAACAAACACGGTGTGGAATATAGAGATGGAGACAACACATGACACAATATGATGAGAGAGTTCAATATCAGAGGGATTTACTTGCAGCTGAGGAGTGGTCAAGAACTGTTAAGTCAGTTCATGCACATTCACTTGGTTCAATGTGGTATGATACAAGACCACAAGATACCGAAGACGGAAGGTCTGTAATGGATATACAATACAATAGTGGACTTGTTGAGAGACATACACATGACGGTCATACACTTTACTTTGGAGAAGAACTCAAAGGTGAAGAACTAGTATACGAATATCTTAGAAATGTCTAAAAGAAATCCTTTTGATTTTGTAAAGTCGGTCTCTTACGACAAAAAAAACCTCATGGTTGATGAGGTTGAAGAGAAAGCATATCAACCATTCTTAATTAATAAAGCATTATCTTATCACCAAGATTCTGTTTTTCTTACTAACGAGATGAATATCAGACATGGTTCTGATAACCGTCTTCAATACCTCTTTTTCCTAAATACTCTTAGGAAAAGACAAAGGTTCTCTAAATGGAGTAAACCTTATGTTAGTAAAAAACTCGATACTATAAAAGAGTATTATCAGATATCAACAAGAGAGGCAAAAGAGTATGTCAACCTACTATCTGATAAACAATATCGTGAATTGAAAAACAGAATGAAAACTGGTGGTAGAGATAATGGATAACCAAGAAGATATAGTAAAAGACCTAGTAGAGGTCACATTCCCCGAAAAAGAAGATTTTTTAAAAATAAGAGAAACACTCTCACGTATTGGTGTAGCCTCTCGTAAAGATAAGGAACTATTCCAATCATGTCATATACTTCACAAACGTGGTAAGTATTACATAACACATTTTAAAGAACTATTCAAACTAGACGGTAAACCGTCCAACTTAGATGAGTCAGACATTGCAAGAAGGAACACTATAGTGTCACTTTTAGAACAATGGAAACTAGTCTCAGTAGTCAACTCAAATCAAGTTTCCGAACCAAAAGCACCATTGAGTCAGATAAAAATCATTCCATTTCGTGAAAAAAATGAATGGAAATTGACAACAAAATACTCAATTGGGTCGTCAAATCCCTAAATAAAGGGATTATAAATATAACAGGAGGAACTATGTTCTCAGCTATCATAGACTTCATTATGGGGATTTGGAACTTATTAATGGTAATTCCAGTCGTAATATCTATTTGTAGTGTAATTGTCGCTTTGACACCTACACCACATGATGATAAAATGTGGGCTAAAGTATATAAATACTTAGAAGTCCTTGCACTTGCAATCGGTAAAGCTAAAGATAAAAACCCATTGTTAGATAAGTAAATAAGAGGTAATAAATTATGGAAATTATAGGAATCATACTAGTCGTTTTAGTAATTGCTTACTTTGTCTCAAACAACAAAAAAGATAAGAAGGTTGAAGTATCTGTTAAACCAGTATCAAAACCTAAAAAACCAAGTGTTGCAGAGTTAAAGAAGTTAACTAAAAACCAATTGATTGAACTTGCAGAGAAGAAAAATCTGAAAGTCAAGAAAAGTGGTGCTAAATCTGCAGTTATTTCAGAAATTCGTGACCAACTAAAATAGTTAGGAAACAATCTCAAAAAGGGAGCTCATGCTCCCTTTTTTTATATAAATAGAAGTATGGAAGCTATATTCGATTTGATAGGTGATGTGGGTGTCCCAATTGCAATGGCATTGGTCATGGGTGTATTCATCTTTCTAATAATTAGACAAATCATGGAAGGTATAGTTGATTCCATAAAAACACTAACAATGTTTTGCGAATCTTTAGAGAATCGTGCAAGAACAATGTCTAACGAAATGATTAAGATAGATATGTTAGTGTCAAGTGCATTAGAGTTAAGACCCGATATAGACAGAGTTGCAAGAGCAGAGAACTTTATAGAGGACGGAAAACTTGATGTAAGGAGGGATTAATGGAAGAAGTAGTTTCAGAAGTCCCTATGATTGTAGAATTGATTACCGATTACGGATTCCCCGTAGTCATGATGGTAGGACTTGGATATTTCGTTTATTTTGTATGGAACTTTATTAGTGAACATATAGACCCCGAAATAGAAAAAATGCACTTTGCATTGATTCGAGTCATTGACCAAACAAGAATGCTTGACCAAGACTTAATTCGTTTAAAAGAAAAAGTTGACGTTGTTTTAGAATACCGTGAAAATGAAAAGAAAAGGAAGGAATCTAACAATGACTAAAGTATTACCTATTACATATTTGTTGTGTCTACTATCATTTTCAGTTGAAGCTGATATAGTTCACAAATTTAAAAATCCCTCATTCTCAGGCATAGGAACTGGTGCTCATTATCTTACGATTGAGAACCAAGAATCCAGCCGTAAGAAAGCAATAGAGGACGCATTAGCAAGTGCCGAAAAAGCTGCACAAAGAGAAGCAGAAAATACTACACTTGCAAAATTTATTAGAAACTTAGAAAGCAGAATTTATGCTCAGTTGTCTAAACAATTAGTCGAGTCAATGTTCAGTAATGACAATGCAACAAACTTTGGTTCTTTTGCACTTGAAGGAAGTATTATAACATGGGAAGTAGTGACTAATGCAGAAGGAACAGACGTTATTAAAATGACTATCGTTGATTCTAGTGGTTCTGAAACAGTGATTGAAATACCAATCGGAACTGGAAACTTCGGTCAAGACCCCGACATTGGAACGGGTGACGGTGGTGGATAATGTTGAGATATTTACTAGTTGCACTTTTAGTTTCTAGTTGTGCCAGTGTCCCAAAATTCTCAGACACCCCACAAGATTGTAAGAACTGGGAAGACGGAGTAAGAAAGGACGCAATAACTGGGATACGTAAACCTATATCCCGAAACTACATATGTGTAGAAGCACCCGTTGTAGTTAACTTACCTTCTTTTGTTGAGTTATTAAACTTACCACCTGCCGAAGAGAGACCCATAGTTGCAGTTTATAATTTTACAGACAAAACTGGTCAGAGAAAAAACAGAGAAGGTATTGCAGATTTCTCTACTGCAGTCACCCAAGGTGGTGTCGAAATGGTTATCGATGCACTTAAGACTGCTGGTGGTGGAACATGGTTTAGAGTCGTAGAACGAAATGGTATAGACGCATTAGTCAGAGAAAGACAAATCATACGTTCTGCAAGACAAGATTTTGCGAAAGCAACGGACACTCAAGCAAAAGGTGTCCAACCCCTATTATTTGCTGGAATTATAATTGAAGGTGGAATAATAGGATATGACACTAATGTCAGAACTGGGGGAACAGGCGCAAGAACCCTCGGAATTGGATATAGTCAACAATATCGTCAAGACATTGTGACAATATCCATGAGAGCTGTTTCAGTTCTTACTGGTGAAGTGTTATTGAATGTGCAGACTCGGAAATCTATATTATCAGTTGGAGGAAGTGGTGACATATTTAAATATGTTGAACAAGGAACTCAGTTGGTAGAGATTGAAGACGGAGTGGGAAATAATGAATCAGTGACTTATGCAGTGAGAACTGCAATAGAAGCTGCAGTGCTGGAATTAGTTTACCAAGGACACGATAGAGGTTTTTGGAAAATAACAGATGGACATCGTCACCCTCATCAAGCAGATGGGAAAAACGAACTCCATGATTTAAATACAGAGGAAAACGAAAATGAATAAACTTATTAGTTTTTGCTTAATTGCAATAATGTCGACACCAATTCTTTTCGCACAATCCACTGATGACAACGAGATTAAGATTACCCAAACAGGTGATACTTTAGACTTGTATATAGACCAAATTGGTTTTGGTAATAAGATAGGTTCTGATGCAACTGCTTCAGCAGCTATGACTATTACTGGTGCAACTTTGGACTTTGATTTGGACTTTTTAGGAAATTCAAATAAGCTGTTCGGTTCTGTTGAAGCAGATAGTTCAGTGTATAAACTAGACTTTACTGGTGATTCAAACAGTATAGACTGGTTAATCGGAGATGTAGGTAGTGCAGACTCATCAGACATTAACTTTGATGTCACTGGAAGTAGTAATACTTTCGACCTTGACCAAGGTAGTGTGTATAGTGCAGAGAGACTTAATTCAGACTTAATACTAATCGGTAGTTCGAATGTTTTTGATATTGATTGGGAAAGTGATGACTTAACTTGGGACTTTGAAGTCACGGGTTCAAGTAATAATATTAACACACTTCAGTCAGACGGGGAACAATCTATAGTTGTTGACCTAGACGGAGATAGTGCAGATATGGATATTACACAAATTAGTGGAACATGTTCGCCGTCAAACGCTGCATGTGCAACACCTAATGCACTAATTACACTGGATATTACAAGTGATAATGCAACAATCCAAATTACTCAAAAAGATTCATCTAGCGATAGTAATTAATCTCATGTTTATCAGTGGGGTCATACATAGTGACCCCATTGGTGATATTGTAGAATCTATCGGACTATCTAAACTCACAAGACAAAACCAAGATATAGAAAAACCAAACGTTGGTTTTGGTATTGAACTATATGACGTTGCAGAAACCGTAAATGGTAGAATGAAGATTGAGTTTTTAGACGAAGAAAAACTTGACCTAATCGAACATACAGTTGTATACATTGACGAAGTGTATTACGACCCCGACCCTTCTAAATCAAAAATGGCTATGAGAATGGTGCAAGGAACGGCACGATTTGCTTCGGGTAAGGGAAACAAAATAAAGAAAGCAAACATAGACATACAAACACCAACTGCTCAGATAGCAATTAACGGAACAGATTTCACAACAACTATTGATGAACTAGGAAGAACACTTGTTATACTTTTGCCAGACGAGGACGGAGTGACTCCTTCGGGTGAAATCAGAGTGTATAATGAAGGTGGAGAAACAATTCTAAACCAAGCTTACCAAGCAACAATGGTATCAAGTTTAGACCAACCACCAACTCAATCAGTAGTAATAAACAATTTAACAGTTGGTCTCATTGACAATATGTTTATTGTTAACCCACCACAAGAAGTAAAACAAGCAGTAGAAGAACAGGCTGCAGATGACCTCGACCAAGACCAAGGTGTTCTTGATGTTGATTTTTTAGAATTTAATGAATTAGAAAAAGATATAGATGATTATACAGATGAGAATTATGATGCAAGAGGAAGTAGACTAGATATAGATTTTCTAGATGTAGACTTCCTTACAGATTTATTAGACATAGTAGAAGCATTAGAAAAGACAACTGCAAGTCTTGGTGACAGACAAAAAGGAAAAACAGGTGAGTATGACCTAAAGGGTGCAACACTAGGATTCAATAAAGACTCACAATTTAACATATTTGTAGAAGACGGAGACTTGTATTTGTATAGAAATGTGAATGGTGTTATTGAAATAACCGTTGCATCAGGTGGTTCGGGTTTCATAGACACTAGGGTAGAAGGTTGGGAAGGTATAATAGAGTTCGGAAACGGAGACCCCAGCATACGTATCTTTATCAATCAATCTAACTAAATACTATACAGGAGGCAACTTATGGATAATTTTGCTAAATTACTTAAGTGGCATGAGAGAAGAACCGAATGGTGGTTAAACGAATTCGGTATGACTCAGTATCAAGCTATGTGGTTCGCATGGTTTAAAGGTATATTAACAATATTAATATTACAATGGTTATTTTAAAGAAAACATTTCTTTTCATAGGGATTTTAATAATCCCTATGTTTTCTTATGCAGACGATAATCACGTTCATGTAGAACAAGTCAGTGGTGGTGACAATGCAGATTTAAATATAGACCAAATAGGTTATAACAACCTTGCACGGTTTTCCTTTGACCACCAAAACAATACAATAAATCTTTTACAACAAGGTAATGGATTGTATTTTGGTTATACTGATACATGGGGTTCAGGCAAACAATGGGGTGGTGACTTAGACGGATATAATAATGATATAGACGTTAGACAGAAGTGTTCATCAGGAAATTGTAATGATAACGATTTTGGATTTCATGTTTGGGGTAATTACAATGAAGTTGTTTTTGGACAAGGATATGAAAACAATAATAGTTTATCACCTAATTGGAGTTATGACGGATATGAGCCTGGTGGAAACTATGTAAGATTAGATATCCATGGTGACTATAATGATTTCAAAGGAAGTCAGAAACAAGATTCAGATACTATTCAACATAGTATGATATGGAACATTTACGGTGATTATAATGATGTTTATGCAAAACAAATGCAGAATGGAAATAAGACACTTACAGGAACAATTAATAACGATTCAAATGAAGTTGCAATAGTTCAGAAAAAGACTGGAGCTCACACTGCAACAATAACAATAGGTGGAACTTACCCGACAGATTTAAGTTTAACCCAAACAGGAAGTATAGCACAAACATATTCACTTACACAAAATTGTATTACGGTAGGTGGTTGTTCTGTATCAGTGACACAAGGTAATTAATGTATTCGTGGAAAACAGTCGTAGTGACTATAGGGTTGCTATTCGGACTTAAAATTTGGAATCCCTATTTTATAGAAAATGTATCATGGTCTTACTTTGATTATCTACACCAATCTCAGGAAATAGTTCAGGTAGATAACATTGTCTTAGTAGATATAGACGAACCTTCACTTGAAGTGTATGGTCAGTATCCATGGCCAAGGTCTATTTACAGGGATTTAATGCTTGACACTTCATACACTAATACACATGTTTTTACTCAACTCTTCAAAGAACCTGATAGGATTTCAGGAAAAGATGAATTATTTGCAGAAGGATTAGTTAATCGTTTATCGATTTTATCTTCTGCACCGACCATACAAAAGGACACTGGTTCTGCACCATTCGTTAGAACAAGTGTGTTTGGTGGAGGAAATATAGAAGACCATATATGGACTTTCTCGGGTATTGCAAGTCCAATACCTATCTTAGAACAAAATTCTTATGGTAGTGGAGTCACGGTCACAACACCACCAGTCAGTGGAACTGCAAACTTTGACGGAACAGTTCGTTCTGCACCATTGATTGTTTCTGCAAATGGTGTAGTGTATCCTTCAGTTGCACTAGAAGTTTTACGTGCAATGTTTGACCAACAGAATTATCAGACTAGAGTGACACCCGAAGTTGGAATAGAATGGATTCGTATAGGGAGACAACCCCCCATCGAAACCACTCCAACTGCAGATATCCTTATAGGATATTGGAATGAATTCGAGAGGGTGTCTGCAAAAGATTTACCTCTAGTTAATTTAGAAGATAAGATTCTGATATGGGGTCTGACGGCGGAAGGTCTGAATAATCCAGTTTCAACCCCAGTGGGTGTAAAGTATCCCCACGAAGTTCAAGCTTCAATCCTCCAGTCCGTCTCCACAGGAGTTCAAATACAACAATCCTACTATCTTGAATTTTTAGAGACTGTTCTTCTTTTGACAGTCCTTCTAGGAATAATGGTATCGGTCTACACACTTCCCACAATTTTTTCGGGGATAGTGAGTCTAGGTATTGTTGGATTTCAGGTGGGTTTGGGTTTCTATTTGTGGACTTCAAGTTTCGTTCTTTTCGATATCTTCTACTCATCGATGGCCTCCATAGTTGTGTTTGGACATGCTTCTTTCAACAAATACTATAAAACCTATCAACTCAAAGAACAAATTAAGAAGCAGTTTCAAAAGTATTTATCTCCCGACATGGTTGACCAACTTGCAGAAAACCCCGAATTATTAAAACTTGGTGGTGATAGAAAAGAAATGACATTCATGTTTATGGACATATGTGGATTCACCCCCATAAGCGAACACTATAAAAACAAAGACGACCCCGAAGGATTGGTAGAACTCATAAACAAGTTCTTAGACATGCAAACTAAAATTATACTAAATAATAAAGGAACCATAGACAAATACATGGGCGACTGCATAATGAGTTTTTGGAATGCACCTTTGGATTGTCCAAATCATGCTGAACTAGCAGTTAAATCTGCACTCGAAGTTTTACGAGCAACTAAGGAACTCAATGAAGAATTGCAACCACTTAATCTTCCACCCATTAACGTGGGTATTGGGATTAGCACTGGTGAGTGCATCGTTGGAAACATGGGGTCAGAACTTAGATTTGACTATTCCGTCATTGGAGACGCCGTCAACTTGGGAGCTAGACTCGAAGGACAAACTCGTAATTACGAAGGGGTGGACGTGTTGTTATCATCAGAGACATATCGACAATGTCCGAATGGAAAATTCTCAGAAGTTGATAGAATCAAAGTTAAGGGAAAAGAAGAACAAGTCACTATCTACACTCCATTGGAGAATAGTTGAACCACCCACATCAACAGACTGGGTAGTCTTTACCACATTACAATTATTAGATGTCTACTCAACTTATCGTGGTCTTCAATACGATTGTGTAAGAGAACTAAATCCTATCATAGGAGAGAGGCCTTCAATCGGTGATATGGTTTTTGTAAAAACGGCAGTCTTTGTTCCAGCATTAAAATATGATAAGAAACAAGGAAACTTGTCTAGTCGAAGTATCCGACAAGTTAATGGTTTAATGTTCCTAGTGGTCGGTAATAATTACAATGTATTAACTGATTCACAAAAAAATTGTAAAAAAAGATAAAAACCCTCTTGATTAAATCATAAAAGACCATATATAATATAGTAGAGAACTTAAAAAGAGCTCGGATTTGGAACTTGGATTGGGCAACGCCGACATCAAGTGACCCCATTTCTTCAAAAGAGCTCGGTTCTCACACCTAATGCTCAAATGAGGTTAGGATATATTAACTTGCTATAATAGGAGAAAAATATGACGCATTTAGATATATTTGGTCAATTCAGACCGCTTACTGTAGGATTTGATAGATACTTCGATGAACTCGAAAGACTAACACATCATACGACTACTAACTACCCACCTTATAACATTGTAAAGGAAGATGCAGAGAACTATTGCATTGAACTCGCAGTCGCAGGATTTGGTAAGAAAGACATTGATATCACTAAAGAAAGAAATGTCTTATCAATCGAAGGTAAAGTAGATGAAGACTCAAAGGATTTTGTCCATAAAGGACTTGCTTCAAGAGCTTTCAAAAGAACCTTTACACTTGCAGATGATGTTGAGGTTAGTGGTGCAGACATGGTAGACGGAATTCTACACGTCAAACTGGTTAGAGTTATCCCCGAAGAGGATAAACCAGTTTCTATTAAAATTAAATAGAAAACCCCTTTACGATACACCCGTTATATTGTATAATGGGTGTATCTTTATATAAAGGAGAATTATTATGTTAACAGTTGGACAACAATTCCCTGCTTTCTCACTGCAAGGAATAAATGAAAACAACGAATTTGTGAGAGTTAGTGTAGACGAAAATTATCAACCATTAAAACATGATTGGTCAGTAATCTACTTTTATCCAAAAGACTTTACCTTTATATGTCCTACAGAGATTGCTGGTTTTGACAATTTAGTCGACCATGCAAACGTGATAGGAATTAGTGGTGATAATGAGTTCTGTAAATTAGCATGGAAACAAGAGAATGAATTGATAGGTAATATCAGACATACACTTGCAGCTGATTGTGGACTAGGATTATCTTCACTATTAGGTATTGTTAATGAAGAAGAGGGTGTATGTTATCGTGCAACCTTTATCTTTGACAAAAACAGAACAATCCAACATGCGTCAGTCAATGCATTAGACACTGGAAGAAACCACACCGAAGTTCTTAGAACTTTACAAGGTTTACAAGCAGGTGGACTAACAGGTTGTGCATGGAACGATGGGGACGAGTTTGTCGGATAAACTATATCAAGTCTTAAAAGACAATGCAAACGAGAAGGGTTTACCTTTAATTGAGGGTAAACTCTTTGATGCATTAACAGAAGAATACGGAAGAGAAAAGTTCCGTGAGGTTCTTGCAGATTATATCGAAAAAGAAAGACCCGAGTTTCCTCTAAAACAAATCTCTCATGAAGATATGAGAAACACTTTTATCAAACTCTTACATTATGATGTATGGAAGTTTGTATATCCACACGAAAATTTAGAAGAAGAAGTCGTAGAAAAATATGACGACTACAAATACCCATATTCAGAATGGGGACATGGAATGGTCAATGCACCTTCCACATTTAATGATGCAAGTGATTACTTCATGCAACACTTAAGACTTGCATGTGATTCATATGGACATAGAGCTCCATTGAATGCATTTAAAGAATCAACTGCAAAAGAATTAAAATCACCTCTCGGTGCAATATGGAGAGGTGTTAATGATATTCAAAAAGAGATATCAACAGACGTAGACGGAAAAGAAATAGTTAAGTTAGTAGGTGGTTCATTAAGAGAAGACACTTACAGAATGGCATTCAGACTAGGAGCCTATATTGCAACACAATTCAAACCAGTAGTTGCAAAGTGTTTCTATGAAATGACTGATGCAAGAATTGTATTAGACACTAGTTGTGGTTGGGGTGACCGACTATGTGGATTCTTTGCAAGTCAAAGAACAGAAATGTATATTGGTTGTGACCCTAATCCAAACACATTCGAAGTGTATAAGAAACAATGTATAGAATATGAAAAGATTCTTACAGGTAATACACCTACAATTACAGAAACCAAAGACAAGTTTATGTCAGTTGGTGAGAAGAGAGTTGTAATCTATAGGAGTGGTGCAGAGGATATTCCTTATGAAAAATTCCCACCAGTAGATTGTGCATTTACTTCACCACCATATTTCTCAACAGAGACATATAACAAAGGTGGAGAACATGAAGAAGACCAATCATGGAGTAAGTTCTCAGAATATGAATCATGGAGAGATGACTTCTTCATTCCAGTTTCTAAAAAATCATTTGAAGTGTTATCCGAAGACGGACACTTACTTATTAATATTATGAATCCGAAGGTGAAAGGTAAAATGTTCCCTTCATGTGACGAAGTAGTAGACGAATTAAGAGAACACTTCAAAGGTCAGATAGGAATGAGAATCATGCAAAGACCTCAATCTTCTACTGCATTCTTAGAGAAGTGGTCAGACGTGAAAGGTGATAGTGACGACAATCAAGTATCAGATAAAGAAGGTATTGATAGAACTGCAATGCAAGACTTTATGAAAAAACTATACATGGAAAACGTATGGTGGTTCTCTAAAACAAATAAAGATTTATTCTTACCTAATAGAAGACAATCACTGGAGAGTTTCTTTGGTTAATACACCACTATTTGACGAAGGGGTTTATTGTGTAGTAGACAATAACAAACTTGATATGTCAGGCATTCAAATTACTAAAGGAGAATGGGAAGGTGTTATCTATGTTTATGGTAAAGTAGAATTTGTAGAAGGTAAAAAACACTTAAATTTCCAAAGGGATATAGTCAAAGTTCCCGAAAATCATGACCTCGAAGAACTCCTAAATAATAACGAACTAAACAATCTCATGGGTGATATATTAGTCGAACTCATAGAAGAACAAGCGAGGAAAGAGAATGAACAAAGAGATTCTAAAGGAACAGATTAAAAGACACGAAGGTGAAGTCTTAGAAATATATGAAGACTCACTAGGATACTTAACTTTTGGTGTTGGACACTTAGTCAAAGAAGGTGACCCCGAATATGGTCAACCAGCTGGAACACCAGTCTCACAAGAAAGAGTAGACGAAGTTTACGAACTCGATTTTGAAAAACACGTAGAAGAAACAATTCATGTGTTTGAGTCAAAAGGAGGAGAAGACTTCTATGCACTTCCCGAAGATATACAACATGTTCTCATAAACATGACTTTCAATCTAGGAGGAACTAGATTTGGTAAGTTTAATAATATGTGGAAAGGTGTTGTTGCATGTGATTGGGAAAAGGTTGCAGTCGAAATGGAAGACTCACGTTGGTTCAAACAAGTAGGAAGACGTTCAATCGAACTACAGGAGATTGTCAGAAGTGTCTAAAGTAAAATGTATAAGACTTGATACAGGAGAAGTTATCATAGGTTTTGTTGAAAAAACTTTATTTGGTGACTATAAAATTGTTGATGCACAACTTTGTATTACAGACGTGCAAGACGGAAAGTTCGAAGTGAAACTTGCACCATGGATTCCGTATGCAAAAGAATATAACTTTCTTATTAATAAAAATTTAGTGCAAACAGTCTTTGAACCAAGACCACAATTAGAAACAAACTTCAAAGTTGCAACAGGTAATAAAAGAGGTAAGTAATGAAAGATATGACAAGTGAAATTCTTAGAGGTGTTATCGGACATGCAGACGGTCAGATTGCAAAACATAAAGCTAACATTCTTGTTCAATGCAAGAATTCAGTTGGTGTTGCAGAACATGGAGACCATGTAGAAACCATTCAAAAAGAAATGGAACAGATTGCACATTACGAAGATATAAAAGACGTAGTTAAAAAACATTTTTCAGAATATACAGACAGAACCACATTGACAGAATAGACCCTATTGTAGTATAATAACTACATGGATTTCTATACAAATGTTTGTCGGACTAGAGACAAGATTCTAGTCAAAGGTTATAAGAACGGAAAACAACAAAAACTTTCTGTATCTTATAGACCAAATCACTATATCCCTTCTAAGAAAGGGGAAACACCATTCAAAAGTTTAGACGGAAGACCACTGGAAGCAGTGAATCTAAACTCTATGGGTGGTGCAAGAAAGTTCAGAGAGAGATACAGTGGTGTCGAAGGATTCGAAATCCATGGATACGACAGATACATTTACACTTACATTGCAGATAAGTTTCAAGGTGACATAGAGTTTGACTTGAAACACATAAAGATTGCAACACTTGATATTGAGTGTGAGTGTGAAGACGGATTCCCCGAACCAATCTATGCAAACGAAAAGGTCAATGCAATTTCATTGAAACCAATTGGTAAAGATACACATGTCTTTGGTATCGGCCCTTGGGAACACAACAGAACAGACGTAGTTTATTACAACTGTAAAAATGAATCAGAACTATTACTCAAGTTTATCAAATACTGGAGAACAGAATCTTTTGATATCATTACAGGTTGGAATGTAAACTCATTCGATATTACATATCTATGTAATCGTATCGACAGAATACTTGGTGAGGGAGAACACAAGAAGCTTTCACCATGGAATCAATGTGACGTGAGAGAATTCCATTCGGGTTTTGGTCAGAAACAAATGATATTCAATCTATATGGTATCAATGTTCTTGACTATCTTGAACTGTATCGTAAACATACATTCGTAAATCAAGAATCCTACAAACTAGAAAACATTGCACAAGTAGAACTTGGAACTGGTAAACTAGATTACTCAGAGTATGGAAATCTTCATACACTTTACAAACAGGACTATGCAAAATTCTTAGAATACAATGTCAAAGACGTTGTCCTTGTTGAAGAACTAGAAGAGAAACTAGGACTGATTGAATTGACTTGTGCAATGTCATACAATGCAAAGTGTAATTACAATGACACTTTCGGAATGGTGAAGTATTGGGAAACTATAATCTACAATCACCTCAAAGAACAAAACATACAAACACCACCACAAAGACTAAAGAGTGGTAATGATAAGACACACCAAATCGTTGGTGCATATGTTAAAGACCCAATAGTCGGTGGACATGATTGGGTAGTGTCATTCGACTTGAACTCACTGTATCCACATATTATTATGCAATACAATATCTCACCCGAGAAAATGATAAAGGGAAACAGACAAGATATCAATGTGGAGAGAATGTTAAACAAAGAATCAGACTTATCTTATGTGTATCAACAGGGTCATACAGTGTGTCCAAATGGTGTAATGTATTCTAAAGATAAACAAGGTTTCCTTCCCGAACTTATGGAACGACTCTATGACGAGAGAAAAGAGTGGAAGAAGAAAATGATTGGTTATCAGAAAGAACGAGAACTCTGTAAAGAAACCAAACGTAAGAAAGAACTTGATACACTTATCAAACGTGCATACAACAATCAACAGGTTCGTAAGATTGCACTTAACTCTGCATATGGAGCTCTTGCAAATCAATACTTTGCATTCTTTTCTATTGACCTTGCAGAGTCAATTACAACCAGTGGTCAGTTAATTATCAAGTGGTCAGAGAAAACTATCAATGAGTTCCTAAACAAAACACTTGAAACAGATAACGAAGACTATGTGATTGCAATGGATACTGATTCAGTCTATATCACTATGGACAAACTGGTTAAGAAAGTCTTACCCGAAGAAACAGACAAGACCAAGATTGTAGATTTCCTAAACAAATCCGAAGGAATGATTGAACAAGTTCTTGCAAAAGGATTCAAAGACCTTGCAGAATACACTAATGCATTCCAACAAAAAATGCAAATGGGGAGAGAAGTAATTGCAGACAGAGGTATTTGGACTGCAAAGAAAAGATACATTCTAAATGTATATGACAACGAAGGTGTAAGACTTGCAGAACCGAAACTTAAAATGATGGGTATCGAAACTGCAAAGTCTTCTACACCTCAATGGGTCAGAACAAAACTAACAGAAGCCTTAAAGGTGGTTATGAATGGAACTGAACAAGAACTATGGGAGTTCGTAGAGACTGCACGTAAAGAGTTCAGAAACCTTCCACCCGAAGAGGTTGCATTCCCAAGAGGTGTAAAGAATCTTGCACAATACTCTTGTCCAACAAACATTTATTCTAAGGGAACACCAATTCATGTTCGAGGTTCTCTACTACACAACAACTTATTGAAATCCAAGAACCTCGACATGAGATATGAAATGATTAAGAACTCAGATAAGATTCGTTTCTCATATCTCACAACACCAAACCCAATCAATGAGAATGTCATATCGTTTATCAGTTCACTTCCTAGGGAACTAGATTTACATAGATTCATTGATTATGATATGCAATTTGATAAAGCATTTACAGAACCATTAAAGAATATCGTAAACTTAATTAACTGGAATGTAGAACCAGTTGCAAGTTTAGATTCATTCTTTGGTTAGGAGA